TAAGTCAAACAATAGACTGGATTCTTTTCCATTAGTTTTTTAACATGTTCAGCCAGGCTGGATTTCCCGCCTCCCACAGGCCCCAGCAAATATAAAACTTGTTTACGTTCTTCAAGACCCTGTGCTGCATGCCGAAAAAACGAAACAATTTTTTCTACAGTTTCTTCCATGCCATAAAATTCACTAAAACTAGGATAAATTCTAACTGCTCGATTTTGGAAAATACGACTTAGGCGCGCATCTTTACTGGAGTCTAGCAATTCGGGTTCTCCTATCGCAGACAACATTCGCTCTGCGGCGGATGCATATGCTAATGGATCTTTTTTACATAATACCAAGTAATCATCAATTGACAATTCTTCTGTTTTAGATTTAGCAAAATTGTCTTTATATTTGCTGAATAAAGTTGAAACCATTAAATGACCTTTGTTTCTCTATACTACAATAAGTATAAGTTTATTTATGGCCGTTTTCTAATTGTTTCATGAAAAATTATAACTAGGTGGTCATAAATTAATTGAACTATTCAGTCAATATATATATTGATATTTTTCTTGAACAGTGATTATAATTGTTGATGCCAGTAATTTGCCAATTGTGTAATCAATCATTTGAAAAACAAATAACCAATAGTCATTTGAAACATGCACATGGAACTACCACTACAGCTTATAAAGAGCAGTTTGGTGCAAAAAGCCTTTCAGCTGATGAATATAGATTAGAAAGATCGGCTGCAAATTCCGGTGAAAGCAATCCCATGTGGAATAAGAACCACTCAGTTGAATCTCTTGCATTAATGAGTGATAGACGATCTGGAAAACCATCCTGGAATAAAGGAGTTAAATTATCTCCGGAAGAATGCATACCTTTTCAAGAATCTGCTAAACGGCGGGAAGCAAGATACAAGGAAATGGGTTATCATCCAGCTGCTGGGCAAGTTATTAGTAAAGAAACTAGACAAAAAATAAGTGAAGCGCTGCTTGGCAAATCTTATGCAACCCCTGAATCTAAGGAAAAAGCCAAAAATACAAAAATAGCAAATGGCACATATGGTATATCATATATGAAAGGTAAACACCATACTGATGAATCTAAACTGAAGATGGTAAAAGGAACTGAAAAATATAGAGAAAATAGAAAACAAAAAACAATTGAGAAACACATTTTATATCTAAAGGAGAACAATATTGAAGTTATTGATATAATAGAAAATGGGAAATTGTTCACTTTAAAATGTTTGGAATGTGAATATATATTTCGATATACTCGTCAAAATTTTCACTTAAGTAAAAGAAAAGAAATTCTTTGTCCCAATTGTAGATGTGCAAACGGTACTAGTGTCGCTGAACAAGAAATATACAATTTTACGTGTAGTATATTACCTTTTGAAAAAATCATAAATGGTGATAGATCAACCATATACAATGCTTTCCGACCATTAGAATTAGATATATGGTTTCCAGAACGAAATTTAGCGATTGAATATGGTGGCTTATGGTATCATAGTGAAAATTTTGGAACAGAACATGATTATCATATAAGAAAGTATAATAAATGTAAAAGTAAAAATATCCGATTAATTACCATATTTGAAGATGAATGGGTACATAACAAAGATAATGTACTTGATTACATATATGATACATTAGTGCCAAAACAACACCATGTTGAAATTGATACGTGTATTGTTAAATTTATTGATCAAAATGTTGCGAAAGAATTCTATGATAATAATCACATACTGTTTTTCAATAAATCAGAAATTAACATTGGATTATTTGAAAATGATCTATTAATTGCGATATTATGCTTAAATGATATTTCAACTGTTGATGTATTCAATCGTGCTTCATATGAAATAGTTGGTTGTTGTGTAAAATTTAAGATTAACGAATATGGTATATTTGCAAAATTATTTGACTATTTTGTGAATTTATTTGATCCAGAATACATTGTTTCACACGTAGATCTTCGTTTGCAAACCGGCGCATTCTATGAAGATGCTGGTTTTATAAAAACAGGTACAGCTCTACCAATTGGTTGGTATATTGGGAAAAATATCACTAGAGTATCAGAAAATGAATTCAACGCTTTGGGAAATAACAGACCAAAACGTATCAATAGGATATTTGATTGTGGTAGAGAAAATTATATTTGGTTGAAAAAATAGCTGCCGAAGCAGCTATTTTCTGTATTAATGTTGTACTGCACCGGGGAGTGGATCTCCGGTATTGAGTAATCTAATAGGAATATAAATCATCTCGACGTCCTTGGTCGCTTTTATAGCTATATCCACCCAAAGTTCATTCCTATCTATACGAGAAGAATCATTGTTAGAGGCTGAACAATTGACCGCATAGTCATATAACCCACGTAATCCCACCAAATTACCCATAAAATTCGTAAATACGGCCGTAACCGCTGCACGAGTTTGATTGTCGTTTGGTTGGAATAGGAATGGCATTCCCAGTAGATCCAAATTATAATTCAAATAATTCAACAAACGAGCAACATTGATTCGATCCATTGCACTACTGGTTGGACTCAAAGTCTTTTGTCCAAAGATTACAAGTCCTTTATTGGGAATATAAGCAATAGGATTAATGTTGTTGGTATAAAGTACATCACGTTGTCCTTGGTTTAGAACAACTGGAATGTAATTGTCGGAAGAATCCAAGTAACCAACTGAACTAAACACAGTTACAATGCCTCGATTGAATCCAGCTGGAGCAAACCAAGGATAAGCAACTTGATCGTTATAAGAGAATGTTACTAGTGCCGCCACTGAAGCTGGCGCAAAAACCTCACTGCCGTCTATATTAGTAGCCAGTCCCCAAGGATAATGTAGGCTAGTATATTCGTCTGCAACTGTAAGACCAGCATCACCAGTCACAACTGCATCAGCAACATTGGTTGCCCAATTTTGAATACTTGTGCCATCGGATGCCAAGTGACTTGGGCAGTCACCCAAAACAAATGCAACTTGTTTTTTATCAATATTCAAATTGATCATTGCTTCAATTGTTTCTGGATAACCTGGGCAAGCCATCAAGTTAAAGAAGTTTTGTTCTGCTCGAACAGCCTGGTTTGCTACAATTACGGCATTTAGTGCTTCAACAACAATTTGTCTTTGTGCTGCACTTCCCATATAGGGACGTCCCAAATTGTCATTACCACTAGCTGTGACCCAACGATCTCTATAGGGTGCACTAACAGGCAAGTAGTTGGGGGTCCAAACTTTAACGTTGTTCGAACTGAATCTAGTGTTGAACAACATAAGTCCAGAAGGATATAGTTGTGCATTTGGTGCGTCACCATCCACATAATCACTTAACACAAGATCTTTTGTTGCAGTACTACCAGTTAGTGTACCATCAGTATTGGGACGCGCATCAGCAAATATAATTCCACCGGGGCTTGAATGATCAGTTGAATTAACTAATGTCCAGGTTGCTGTGGCAGCAGTATATCTATAGATTGCTGGGTAATTTGCGGTGTCACTGGTATCAAGCCACAAATCATAATCAACTAGCGGAGTTAGATCACTTTGTGTGGTTGGTGCACTAGCATTTAATATGATACCAGCTGGATCAGTTGCAGGATAAACATTTCTATATCCCTTCCAAACAGAACCATTACTTACCATGACGTCAGCTTGTAAATAGGAATTATACCAATATGTGCCTGCTGCTGGAGCTCCTAGTGGTGCAATAGCAGCTGGAGTATAAACGAATTGTGACCAAGCAGAACCATCCCATTTTAGGAACATGTGATCTGCTTGTGCATTAGCGGTGCCAGTATAATTGTAACGAACATAAACACTGCCAATTGCTTTATTCGCACCAAATCCAACGTTTGCTGCTGCATCACTTGAATACATTGGAATAGTTCCAGTATTTGGTAATGTATTCAAACGAGTCCATGTACCATTAATGTTTTCTTTCATTACATAAGCAGCACCCAAGTCACTTGGAGTAGTGTTGATCCAAATGTTGTTAGCAGCCAAGCTAGCCAATGAACTGGGCACAGTAAGTGTTGGTGAATATCCTTGATAAGTTAATTGGCGACCAAATACAGTACCTACTTGAATCCCCGCTGACATAAGTGGTGTTCCGCTGATGTCTTGTAAGGTAAAGTTTGTACCATTTGTATTTGTAAGAACCAGAGTATTTCCAACGTTGGAAGCAACAATTGGACCACTTGCGAACGCTGTATTAATAGCAGCAATCACTCCTGCCAGTGTATTGTTGGGACTTGCAGGAACATTGATTAATACGGGTCCTGATCCTGCATCAATTGTAAATGCATTACTTGTCAAGAAACCTGGAGTCAATGTAAATGTTGCGCCGGAACCAGATCCACCAGTAATTGCAACTGGGTTGCTGGGATACACCGTATAATTGCCAGCAGTGCCAACTGTCACAGTTGATACGCCCCAAGTAAAGTTGAAGCTAGCACCTGAACCAGATCCACTAGTAGTGGTTTGTGAAACAGGATTGCTGGGAACAGATCCAGTAAATTGCCCAGCTTGAACAATTGTAGTACTAGTAATTGCGCTTCCAGAAACAGTGGCAACCTTTAGGATAATTGGGCTTGCATATCCAGCGCCACTAAAAGTAAGTGTATCATTAACTGCATAACCAGTGCCACCGGCAGCAATAGTATCAGAAACCAGTTTAATGCTTGCCACAGTCAATTGGCTAGCTACAGTATTGGTGCCACCAACAACCGTTAATGTGTTTCCAACTTGATAACCTGCTCCAGCTGCTGTAACAACTGCTGAACTAGTCAATAATGTTGCAGCAACAAATGTGGGATTAGCAACAGTGCCTGTGACTGAACCAAAATAACTTTGTGTTGCAAAAATACCTGCATTTCTAAGTGGATGATGAGTTGCAGTTTGGTCATCATTGTCTTTTAAGTAAATGTTGGTGCCATCATAATTTGTTATTTGTAGATAGCTGTTGGCACCACTGGTTGATATTGACGCCACACAATTTGTTCCTGATCCGGAATTCAATTGACTGTTGATGGCATCAACTACTGTTGCCAGTGTTGGAGTGCTTGGTATAGTAACCGTTAGTTGTGAACCATTTCCAATTTTAATGGTAAATGTATCGCCAGCAGTAAATGTGGGATTTGCAACAGTTCCAAGAATAACTTTGGGAACTGCTTCTCTCCAACCAAAACCAGGATAATTTGTTGTATTTGAACCAACCTTGTACCACCAAGCTGTAATTCCCAAGCTGGTTGTTTGATTGATTTTTTCCCAAATCTGATTTGACGGTGCAGTGTTTCCTGAAACCACACTGTATGTATCCACGGCTAGGTCACCGGCTGAACCAAAACCACTGGCCGGAGCAATAATATTGGTTGGTGTTGTTGACACTAGTCCCAAATCTGTTATAACTGATCCGGTGGTTCCAGTCAGTGTAATGGGTTGTCCAGCTAGAGCACTGACAATTCTAATATTGTAGATGTCACCATATGCACTGGAAGTAGCAGAATATTTTCCAACCTGTGCATAAATGGTTGCGGTAATTTTTTTTTGTGTCAAATAAGTATTTGAATTAATTTTGCTGGTAAGAGAAACCACAGTGTCAGAAGTAGTAACAGCAATAGTCACACCATTTATAACCAGTGAACCATTTGCACTAATTATTGTGGTTGAACTGCTGGTTACTGAAGTTGCAAATGCGGTTTGTATGAAACTTTCCAAATTAGCAGCAGAATTAATGACAGTTGGTGAATAGGATTGCCAAGCTAGAGCAGAATTAATATTGCCATTGGATCTAAAAATGCCCCAAGTTGACAAACTGGTATCTTGCCAATAAGCCCCATTTGCTGCCGCACCTTGTGGAGCAGTTTTGCTTGGAATCAATTGACTGGTGTCTAGATCAGCACGCAATGCAAATGCAGTGTTGTTTTGTCCCAAATATTGATAGAGAGCAAATAGCCCATGTTCATTGAGCTCATTGCCATATTGTTGTGTACCACCAGCTGAATAATAAGTTGGTTTACCAAACGTTTGCAAAACATCTCGTTGACTGGTGAGTTTGTAGAGTGTTCCGGCATTAGCTGAAGTAGTACCTGCTGCAATTGCAGAAGTTCCTGACTGTGTTTTGTTTGCAGCCGTTGCAAAAATTACTAGTGGTACAGTACCGGCACCTGCTGTAGCATAAAAAGACTCATTTGTTAATGAGACTGAAACGCCAGGTGATACTAGAGTTGCCATTATTTACCTCGTGTTGTGAAAGAATTTGTCATATCTATATTTATGCTCAACGCTTTTTTATGGCGGTTTTCCAAATAGAGTTGCTTTTGGCGATTTGGTTTCATATAATTTCACTATGAATCAGAAAAAAATTATAATTGGTGTTGTTGGACTCATAGGTAGTGGCAAAGGAACTGTGGGTGACTATCTATCCGGTCACCAAAATTTTGTGAGCTTGAGTTTCGCAGCGGCGTTGAAGGATGCCGTTTCGGCCATTTTTGGTTGGGATCGATTTTTATTAGAGGGTTCAACTACTATCAGTCGCGAATGGCGTGAACAGCCAGATGACTACTGGAGTGGCAAACTTGGTAGAACCATCACACCACGTCTTATTTTACAAGAGATGGGAACCGAAGTCATGCGTGACAATTTTCATCCCAACATTTGGATTGACAGTCTAGAAAAGAAAATTCAAGCAGAAAACAAGTCGATTGTCATAACTGATGTTCGTTTTCCCAATGAAGCTGATCTAATAAAACGATTGTCAGGTCAGATTGTTTGGGTTCGAAAAGATCCGTTGCCTGCTTGGTTTTTAGAAGCACAAGCCGGTAATATGGCACCTGCTATTGATTTAAATATTCATGAATCCGAACGTGCTTGGATCGGAACGCATATTGATTGTATAATTGACAATAATGGAACATTGTTGGATTTATATGGGAAAATAGATCAATTGATCAAGGATATCAATTGACGTTGCTGCTCAGTGGTGGAGCAGAAGGTGCAGACAGCTTATGGGATGCCTATGCTCGACATGCAGGACATGATGTAATTCACTGGAGTTTTGCCGGACATAAATCCAAACTAGCGAATGTATATAAATTAAGTGACCTGGAATTGGCGCAAGCAACACCTTTTGTGATCCGAGCTAACAAATCACTGAAGAGACGGTTTCCTGGTCAAAATGCTTATGTTGATAATCTATTGCGGCGCAATTATTTTCAAATAGCTGAAACGTCAGCGGTCTATGCAATTGCACCATTTGGTCGAGGAACTGGTTTGAATATTGAAGGTGGTACTGCTTGGGCATGCCAGATGTACGTCGATCAATTCATTTATGATCGACGAAGTTGGAAAAAATGTCAGTTGTTTTTATTTGAAACTACATCACTTCAATGGTTTGAATGGGAAATTGATAACTGGATACCCAAATCAAAACCTCCAGTACCTGAAGACACTTACGCTGGGATCGGTTCTAGAAAACTCAATCCCAGCGCTCTAATGGCCTTTGATGCTTTTACTGTCGACCAATAGCTGCCATTCCGGCACCATTGTTGACGGGCCGATTCAAATTAACCTTATCGCCGGCCGCCTTGCCAGCATGGTATGCATGACCGTCAGTTGTCCTTGACGTTGCACTAGAATTTCTCAATTTAATTCCAACTTGCTTGTTGTATGCATTTTCGACTAATTGATTTTTCAAAACCACCAGGGAATTGTTTCCTCGGGCTTTGTTGAGTTCGTTTGAGTTTTCTTGAGCCATTTGTTTAAGGCGCTGAGAAATCCTAGTGACCATGCCCATTTGGAAACTTGTGCTTGCGCCTTTGCGGTTGTTTGATTCAATCCAAACAATTGATTTTTTGAATCTTGCTGTCTCAGAATCAATTGCAGTGATTACCAATTCATAGAGATATTTGGCCATAAGCACGTCACTTTCTTGACCAAAAAAGCTATATCCCAAACTTTTACTGGATCGATTGAACCAAATCTTTGTGCCGGTGAATTGAGCAATAGCGTTTAAACAAAAATAAACCACGTGTCTCTGTTTACGACCAGTATCAGTTTTATGCAGTGTGTACTCTTCAGCTTCAAGTTCAACCTGTGTCATGCTGAGGTTATATTGGTTTAGAAGCTTACCCACCATTTCCATGGCTGAAAGGGCTTCAGCTTCCGTGCAACCATTTTCAACAGTCTTTGCTGCTAGTGCACGAATGCGGTTCTTAATGCTTTCCAAGTTCGCTGACATGTTCAATTCCCGTTTGCTGTTGCAATACCAGTATCATAACAGGAAATGACGGAAAGTCAATTGTTTTTATAGTTGAAAGTTGTTGGCAATTAAATTTTTATAAAACCGATTCAATTCCTGTTTCTGTGTTCGAGGCCATTCTAAATCAACCAACCATTGATTTAGACTTTTTGATTTGTCTTTTTCTAAATCAACATATGTGAATGGAGATACGTCAATATCGTACATCACACTAGTTTGTCTCTTTGATTCATAATTACTTGCTTGATAATCTTGGTAATCTTGGAGAATTTCATCCCAAGTAGAAGGGGTATCACGTTTCGTATGTTTTTTCGATCGAGTATTATAGATGATTTCATTCTTAAAGAGTCGACCAGCATCAGCCAAACTTTTGATGCCTTCAACTCTTTCTTGGTCATCATCTTCTATAGAATTTGCAAGAGAAATGCTGTGAATACGATTGAAACTGGTATAGTCATTTTCTTCAATCATATGATGAGTTAGAAAATCCCAAATCACGATACCATATCCAGATCGTTTTAGGGGTAGTGGTTTTCCATATCCGTCCCAGGTCTTTGTTTTTGGATCCCAATTGTTTTTGACAGCAGAGACATATTCCAAAATATAGTTTCGATCTTCTTGCAGCCAACGTTCATTTAGAAACCAAGCAGACATTGTATTTGTCCACCGTTCAAAACAAACAGTTTCTCCATTGCTGAATCTGATTGCAACTGCGATTGATCCACCCATAATTTTCTCCTACTTGTCAATCATCATAGCAGGAAATGACGGAAAGTCAACTCAGCAATTTTAAATTTTCAAAAACGGATCGGAAAGTAGCGTTGTTTCTGTCACCCAGGGCCCAAGCTACTGTTAACTCATGACGAGTAAACAAGTCTCGATCTCCCACTGAATGGATATAAGTTAGTTCAGGGTTGGCTGTTAGAAACGTTGTCAATTCAGGATCAACCAAAAATGGATAGGCAGGATCAATAATAATGTCATAAACACACTGTTCAATGTGCTTGACTCTGGCCATAGCAACCTCAATGTCTTGTACATTAGCACTCAAAACAATTGTGGTAGCAAAATGATCTGCTCCATCCACTTGTCCGCTGGCAATATATTGTTTCACAACTGGATTGTTGGCGTATTTGCTGAGCATTTGAACACCTGCATGATGCACTTGTGCTGCGATTTTGCCATTTGTTAGGCTAGAGATGTCGGTTCTTACTAGAACATAGACACAAAGGTTTGATGTATTTTCTTCCATATTTCTATTATATAGAGTGTTTCCAATTAAGTCAATTGACGGTAAATAATATGTGGAAGTTCACCGCAAAGGAGTGCACCACTTGAGCAGACGTCAAAGACAACAAGCAACAGAAACACAACAATCTAAAAATACACAGCCCAATAGACGAGGCAAAAATACGAATAATATATTGGAAATTTCCAATTTTAGAAAACCGGTTAAAAAACGAGTAGAACTACTTCCCAAAAATGTAGCACAAGAGCAATATATTGAATGCTTAGAGGATCCCTCAATTGATATCGTTATTGCAACTGGGCCGGCAGGTTGTGGAAAAACTTTTTTAGCTACCTTAGAAGGAATTCGTCGATTAAAAGAAGGGTCAATTGATAAATTTGTAGTTGGTAGATCAATAACCGGATTGGATGGAGAAGATATTGGCTTTTTGCCAGGAAACATCATGCAAAAAATGAGCCCCTGGACTAGACCAATACTTGATATTTTTGAAGAATATTATTCAGTGAAAGAAATTGTTGGAATGATTGAAGAAAATATTTTGGAGCTCCTCCCACTCGCGCACGTTCGCGGCCGGACTTTCAAAAATTCATTTATAATTATTGACGAAAGTCAGAATATGAGCAGAAAATCCATGTTGGCTACTTTAACCAGACTGGGTGATAATAGCAAAATGGTGGTTACTGGAGATGTAAATCAATCTGACTTGGGAAAAGACAATGGATTGAGTGATTTTCTACATAGATTTTCTAACAGTAATAGGATTCAAGTCTGTGAATTTGGTAGGCAAGACATTGAACGACATCCAGTTATTGGTGAAATTTTAAAAATGTATGGTGAAGAATAGAATAAATAGTTGGTGACAACTTTTTCAGAAACTCGAAGAATAGGTAGGTACAATTTAGAACCGATCCTGCCTATTTTTCAAATTGATCAAATGACGGCTATTGGATCGGTGGATCAATATCGTGTCTTCACTACACCAAACCAATCGGGACAAGGTGATTGGTTTGTTTTGTTTCATGGTGAGCAGCCTGCATTTGCCAATTTGTTTATAGAAAAAACATTATTCGAACAACCTTATTTGGAATCAAAAATTTCCTATTGCTATCCCAATTATTTGGGTAGAAATTTGATGAGTCGCATGTTTTGGTTCATTGTTCATGAACAGAAGCGGGCAATTGTCTGTGATGAATTGATCAGTCGTGCTGCTTTTGCAGCAATTGATAAAATGCATAAAACGCAGCAATTTTCATTACAATGGAAATCAGCAGATCAAACGGTTGCTTATCAATCTACAACGGTTGATGATTTTTTGGAAGATCCCATCACTCATGAAAATAAATGGTGGTTGATTGTTCGACAATATACAGACAATATATTTGAAGGTTACTATAAGAATATCATGCCGGATTTTGATTATCGGCAACACATTACTATATTTGATGAACCATCAGGAATTGCGCCATTGACTGATCTGGAATTGAGTCGAGGATTATTTTCTAGTGGTGAATTTTCTATAAATAAAAGATGAAATCCAGTATTTGGCGAGCTTTATTTGAAACTGACTCACATGATGAAACCGCTGTTAAAAAACAACAGCTTTTAGATTCAGGTGCTGCACAAATAATTTGTCAGAATAGTTTTTTCACAGTGGTGAAAATAAATACTTATGAAGCTGCCAAATTTTATGATTGGGATTCCAATTGGCGATTTTCAAAAAACAGTCAATATTTTTATGAATGTTTGGTAGTATTTCCGATTTATATCATTCTTAGAATCTCAACACAAAATACCAACGAACCTAATTATGCCTTTTATAAAGGACCATTCAATATCGACCCACGACTATACGATATGTCTGATGAAGCCATATGGGTGTGTGATTATTTTAAACAGGACATAAATAAATTCCCCAAAGAATTTTGGAAAATTATGGTTGGTTCAAATTTCAGATATCTTGAATATATTGACAATCCTAGTATAGAATTACAGTTATTGGCAATTAAAAATGATCCGGATGCTATCAAATATATTAAATCACCTGCACCCATGGTACAATGGGCGGCATTTAAACAATTACCAGATTCCATAGAATTGGTTCAGCCTCCCAATTGCCGTGATCCCGGTCTTGTAGAAAAGCTTGAAGACATAAAAGCCCAGCGCGGCTATTGATAAATAAGAGATGGCGTCTAGACTTGTTGATCTTTTATGGGAATCTGTTGATGAAGAACAGAAATTGTTGTCGTCTAGGCAATCTGAAATAGTCTATTCAAACAATAGGAATCGAATTGTTAAAATCAACAGTTGGAAAGCATTGAATTTTTATAGCAGTGTATTGCATTTATTAGTAATATTACCATCCAAAGACTTTAAACAAATTAAAAAGAATGGTGATATTTTCTTATTTCTTTCAAATATAGACGATGATAATATCTGGCTTCCGGAATACATATTATATAAAACCGATAAACCTTCTCCATTGTATGCGGGGTATGTTTTATTTAGGATAAGAGATGGTAGCTCTTGGCGAGTTGATACTCAATTAGGATTTAGAATCTTTTTCAGATCTTTCACTGGTGTACCAGAATTTATATCAAAATTGTTATTAGAAACTAATCCATATTTAATTATGTTTATTAGCCAGCCATCAATTAACCTACAATTGATTGCTGTTCAACAAAATGGAATGGTAATTCAATATATTGACCATCCAAGTCCATTAGTTCAATTTGCTGCTATCAAACAGAATCCAGATGCAATTATGTTTATCAAACCAGAAGATCTAGCACCGTCATTGAAAAACGATAAACCAATAACTGAATCAACAAACTCATCAGTAACAGAAGCAGAATTAATTTCAAGTGGACAAGCTGAAATTGTTTGGGAAAAAGACAACCGAAAACTCATTAGAATAGAATCATATGAAGCTGCTGCATACTATGATCCCTATCCACACGGTTGGTATTTTTCAAAATCTCAAAGTAATTTCAATGATTGTTGTGGTAAAGGCATTTATATGTTTCTTGATTCTAATCAGCAAAGAAATTGTTTTGCATTTTATGCAGAATCTCAAGATTTGCTACCTAGATTATATCGTAGGTTGGATGATAGAATAACATTAAGCACACTTTTTATACAAAACAGAGACTTGCCAGACAAAGCTCTTGAAATATTTTTGCGAGATTATCCATGGCTTCTTTATCAGGTGGAAAACCCTTCTATTCCATTACAACTATTTGTAGTTGGTCATGATGGCACCGCCATTGACCAAATAAAAAACCCTAGCCCACTGGTACAGACCGCCGCATTAAGACAAAACCCAAAAGCTATCAATAATATTGATCCTGACATTTTGGATCCCAAATTGAAAGAAAAATACAAGGACTATTTGATATGAAAATTTCCGATTTAAAAATCTCAAAATTGTTTGAAGCTGAATTGAATCCTGCTGAACAACAATTTGTTGATCAAGGTGCAGTAGAAGTCATTCATTCACGAAACAATCTGGAAATTTTTAAAATAATGACTTATGATGCTGCTCGATTTTTTGCCAAAGAAGCCAAATGGCCATTTCTAAAATCAGAAGAACAGTTTAATATCATTAGTGGTTCAGGCCCGATTTATTATATTAGAAGCCCAAATTACGTAATCGCAACCATTGCATTTTATAACATACGTCAAAGTCGAGGCATTCCATTATTTGAATTGCGTGATTTGAATGATAAAATAATGAACTTGTTTGATCATGCTGTAATACATGATTCACCAAAGAGCTTTATAAAAACAATTCTAAGTTTGAATGGATTATATCTACGATATGTTGAAGAACCAGATGTTGATCTTCAAATGACAGCTATTAGGCAAAATCCGCTGGCGATTCAATATATTGAATATCCTGCACCTCTGTTGCAAACTATTGCTCTACAAAAAATGCCGCTTGCTATCAATTGGATTCGTCCGGATAAGACTGCAATAGATCCCACCTTATGGGAAAAATATCAGGATTCCTATTATGCGACTAATTGATTTGTTTGAGTCTGATGAACCAGTTCTAGAAGCTGATCTGCTAGCTAACGGTGATGCTGAATTGGTTTATGGGGGTCATAGTATTGAAATCATAAAAATCAACTCATTGAAAGCTGGCCAGTTTTATTCAGCAGGTACTGAGTGGGTTTTTGCGAAATCAAAAGCCAGCTTTAATCAAGCTAGTAAATTTTGCCCCATATATTTCATTCGATCTCTGATTCCCGGCGTTTCGAAAAGGATAATTTTTTGTGGAAATTCAAACGCTCAACTTGAAGGTATGCTTCCGAAACCAACAATGCCATATATGAGAGCCGCCGATAATGACTGTTTGCTATCACATGAATATGTAAGTCTTCTAGTTCACATACCACCATTTTTATTAAAGTTGTTGATTACCGCTAATCCAAGTTGGATCAGATTCCTTGAAAATCCTGCTATTGATATTCAGTTGATTTCAGTTCAAAAAGATGGTAGAAACGTACAATATATAGAATATCCTACGCCCATGATTCAAGCTGCTGCATGCAGTAATGATCCTGATGCTATTAATTTGATATGCCCAAATGAATGCATTGACCGAGGTCTTTTGAAAAAATATATATCATTTTTAGATCGGTCTAGACGAGAATATTTAGCGGCAATAGAAGCTGAAGAAAACAAATTAACAGAATCATATGATCCCGATGATCCCAATACTTGGTCAGATGATGATATATTTAAGAAAGTTGTGAGATGCTGGAATGCCGGCAATGGTCCACGTGTTGCTTATAAATTTTTAGAGAAACTGCCAGATATAAGTCAAGAACTAATGGAACGTTTGTTAGATTATGATGGGGGCTTGATTGGTTCATTACAATTGTTATTTCCCGATAAAATGACAGAAGATTTATGTAAGTTGGCCATTGAATCTGATCCAAGTACAATTTATATTATCGAAAATCCCAGTATAACACTTCAGTTGTTTGCAGTTAACTGTGATTGGGATGCAATAAAATGGATTCCGAATCCCAGTCCCATGATACAATCAGCTGCTTGTCGGCAGAATCCGTCTGCAATTAACCAAATTCTTCCTATTGAATGCATTGACATAAATTTGTTAAAAAAGTATTCTGACGCAATTGAATTCCCAGATCTAAAACAAAGATATAAAGACGCTATGGAAGCTGAAGAAAACAAATTGACAGAATCATATGCATATGATCCTAATGATACCAGTACCTGGTCAGATGATGATTTTTTCAAAAAAATCAAAATAATTTTGTTATCAAGCAATGGACCTTACGATCAAGCAAAAGATTTTTTAGCTAAAATTGCTAATATAAGTTCATCATTGATGAAACGTTTGGTGAGCCATGATGGTTGGTTGATAGAAGAATTGCAATTTCTATTTCCTGACAAAATAACAGACGAAATTCGTGAGCTGGCGATTAAAAACAGACCAGATTCAATCGGATTCATAGATAATCCCAGCATACCTCTTCAGTTATTGGCAGTTAATTTGGATGGTCTGTCTATTGGAGATATACGTGCTCCGTCCCCGATGATACAATCAGCTGCTTGTCGACAAAATCCCGATGCTATCAATAGGATATCTGAAAAATGCCGTGATCCCGGTTTGGCAGAAAAATATAAGGACCATATAAAATGAAACTTCAAGATTTATTTGAGTCCACTCGAAAAAACGTGTTAGTCATTTATGGTGGACGTTTCCAACCTATCCACAAAGGGCATGCTGCCGTATTTAGATACTTACAAGCCAACTTTGGAGATCAAGTTTATTTGGCTACCAGCAATATTGTTAAATTACCCAACAGTCCATTTACATTTGAAGAAAAACTTGAACTAGCAAAATTTATTGGAATACCTGAAGATCGAATTATTCAAACTCGAAGTCCATACAAACCCACTGAAATTTTGGATTTGGTTGATCCAACTACAACAAAATTAATTTTTGCAATTGGTGCCAAAGACTCAGACAGATTTGCGGGAGCCAAAAGCATACGACCATTTACTAAATTGTCAAAATGTCTCACCATGGATCAAACAGCCTATTCAATAATTGTACCCACGGTGGAATTTGAGCTATTCGGGCAGACAATTACAAGTGCAAGTCAAATTCGAGAAATTTATCCCACATTGGATGATTTTGAAAGACGCGCATTCATTGTGGAATTGTATGGTTCCTATTCAGCAGACATACAGCAATTGTTGGATGCTAAGCTGGCACTGAGTCAACTATTCATAAATAGTTGATGTCGAATATCGTCTATGCAATTGGAACTGAATCCAACAAATATTTTACCACCAGTCGTTTAATTAGTTCACAAGATGGGTTGAGTTGGACCAATAACGATTCTGAAATATTTCCGGTTCATGCCAATCCACAAACACTGATTGCAACAGAGACCACAATACTGGCTTTCAATTCTCTGGGAGAAGTAGCCAAAACAGTTACGCAGGGACAGTCATGGCAAATCTATCAAATCGCAGCAGGTTTTCTTCCACAGTCTGCAATTACAGTAAATGCAACATATTATGTGTGTGGAATCTACAAATATCAAACTGCGACGGGCAGTTTTGCTCAATGGGATGAAGTTGCTAGAATATATTCCAGCACAGATGGTGTTGTTTGGACTATGGAATTTTCTCATTCAATAACTAATAGTATTTTTTATCAAATCAAAAATAATGGCAATGATTTGTATGTTGCTGGTGCAGTAAACAATAAAATCAGCTGTTGGACAAATGCATCAAATGTCTGGGAACCAATGGATCTGGGTGAACTGGGTCCTGCATATGGATTGACAATCAATTCTGTTGCTGAAAAAATTTGGTTTTCTGGAGCAGGTTATATACTTAAATTTGATATTAATACCAGTCAATATCAAATCAACTGGATTGCAAATAAGACTATCCCAATTACGAATGTAGAACGCAAAACCAATATTGACAATATCAATTATGATTTGGATCCCAGTCTAGTAGCAACCAGTCATCTAGCAATTTATTCCACATCAGACGGTGTTAATTGGACTAGTTTTCAAGTACCAGGCTATTATTTTAAAGATATTGTTTGGTTCAATAACAGTTGGATAGTAAGTGCAATATCAAATCAAACAATTGTCACCTATTGGCGATCAACAGATGGCAAGACGTGGGAACCACAAAATAATCAAATTCAAATCACTGGATTTTCTGCATTTTCCCAAACGCCCCCTACAGGAATCGCTCAGCTGGATTATTCAGACCAAGACGCATTAATTTGGAACTGGTGGGAAAGAAACATTTGACTATAAATATATGACAAGCCAGGGAATCAAATGGGAAATGTAGTAATTTTACAAGTCAAAGATGCAATCGGAATTTATCGAAATGCTGAGTTCTGGAGTTCAGATGGTACTACGTCAGGAAACTTAATACCCGTAAGTATTTTGTCTGATACTTCTGGCAACGTCATGCTGCCTGCAAGCCAATCTGATATTACAACATTGCAACAATCATTATCTGACAATTTACAAAATGTGGTAATTTCATCTGGTAATATTGCAATTACAAACTGGCCAGTTATTCAACAAATTGTTGGTAATGTAAATGTAACATCGGGCAATTCCACAATTACAAACTGGCCAGTTATTCAACAAATTGTTGGTAATGTAAATGTTTCAATGGGATCTGTTAATATTGACAATTTTCCGGCTACACAAAATGTCAATATCGTTGCTCCAGTTTCTATTGCTAATTTCCCCACAACTCAACCGGTTTCTGGAACGGTAAGTATCAGTAATTTCCCAAATAGGCAAGCAGTTGTTGGTGAAACCCCATTTGAAGCAATTGCCAGTGTGGTTCGAACCTCAAGCAATCTTACTTATACAACTGGACAATTGATAAACAATGCCAACGTTGGAATGGCAACACTCCCAGTAATAACTACTGGATTGGGATCAAATACCCGAGTTATTATCAATAATGTTGTTATGCTAAGCAATAATGGAACAGCTAGTCCCAAAGCAAATTTTGGGTTATACTTGTTTCCAACGGCTGCACCAAGTAGTGTAAATTTGAACGATGGTAATCTGTTTACACCGGATTCCATAGCATTGATCAGTACGGGGGTGGGTTTTGTTGGTAACGTTAATATTAGTCTACCAACAATTGGAACTTCTAGTTATGGATATCAATTAACTGGTATGTCAACGCAGGCTCAAACAGATACCAGTGGAAATCTATATGCTGCCATAATATTAGAAAATTCCTATGATGCACTTGCTGGTGAAATCATTACTGTGAAGATAACAGGAAAATATTGATCTAACCAACTACAATTAATTACTCTTTGACAACAACAAAGAGGAAGTAAAAATGACATTACATAGCTTGTCTTCAGGTGATCGAGACAAATTGAAGAATCTAATTGACAGTGGTACTCAAGTATTGGGTGATATTACTAATCTAAAACTGGGACTAAAAGAAACAGTTGCAGCCGTTGCAGAAGAGCTGGATGTAACTCCCAAGGTTTTGAACAAAGCAATTCGAGTTGCCTATAAACTAAATCAAAACAAGAATGAACTTACAGATGGTCGTGAAGAACTTGATGTAGTTGAACAAATACTACTGGGCGCAGGCACACAAGTCTAAGGGTATTTGATCAATGTATGTGGATTGCAGACTGGATCGTGAACAGAATCAAATACATGTGGTAGAACGGGATGCAGCTGGCCAAAGACGATTTGTCAGCTATCCCACTAGATATGTGGCCTACTGGCCTTCAGAATCAGGTAAGTTTACTAGTATATTTGGTGATCGATTAGAAAGGTTTCAGACAAACAAGCTGAAAGAATTTCAAAAAGAAATTCGCATGCTTAATTCCAAGCGATTGTTTGAAACCGATATCAATCCCATCTTCAGATGCTTATATGACAACTACAGACACTTACCGGCGCCAAAATTACATATTGCGACGCTGGATATTGAAGTGGATTTTGATCCAGTTCGAGGTTGGTCTAAAGTAGAAGAAGCCTTTGCACCAATCACAGCAATCAGCGTTTATTGTGACTGGATTGATAAAAATCTGACTTTAGTACTTAAACCTCGATTAATGGACCAAACAACTGCTATCAACATCGTCAATAAATTTCCAGACACGCTATTGTGTGAAACTGAAAAGGAACTGCTGGACATATTTCTTCAAATTATTGAAGACGCAGATGTGCTTACTGGTTGGAATTCAGAACAGTATGATATTCCCTATATTCACAACAGAATTGTTCAAGTTCTGGGTAAGCAAGAAACTCGCAGATTGTGTCTCTGGAACCAATTGCCTGCCAAACGAACATTTGAGAGATTTGGAAAAGAAAATGTTACATATGATCTAGTTGGTCGAGTACATTTGGATTATCTACAATTGTATAGAAAACACGCAGAACAAGTGCTTCACAGCTATCGACTAGATTTCGTAGGTGAACATGAAGTTGGTGAACATAAGATTCACTATGAAGGCAGTTTGGACAGTCTCTATAATCAGGACTTTGAAAAATTTATTGAATATAACCGACAAGACGTGATGCTGTTGGTTAAAATTGATCAAAAGAAAAAATTTATTGAATTGGCCAATCAAATGGCTCACGAAAACGGTGTTTTGTTACAGACTACAATGGGTGCAGTTGCGCAGATTGACCAAGCTATTGTTAATTCAGCTTGGAATCAAAATCTACAAATACCAGCTAGAATACGAGACAAACCCATTGAATTGGATGACTTGTTGGCCAATTCTCGTGATTCAGATGACTGGGATCCCGAAGCCGAAGAAGAACCGGTTTTTGATCGCATCGCTGGTGCCTATGTAGCTGATCCCAAAAGAGGAATGCATGAATGGATTGGGAGTATGGATATTTCAAGTCTGTACCCATCAACTATTCGAGCTCTAAATTTGAGTCCAGAAACTATTGTTGGACAAATCAGACTTGATGCAACCAATCAGTTGTTGATGAGTCGAGTAAAAAATGAAAAGATGAGTTTCAGTGAAGCTTGGACCGATCTGTTTGCAGTACTGGAATATACTTCTGTGATGGAAAAAGCAATTACGCCTATTACGGTAGATTTCACAGATGGATCAACTATTTGTGTGCCAGCCAAAGACATCTATGAATTGGTATTTGGTAAAAACAGTAATTTAATCTTAACTGCAAATGGTACCATAGTTGATGGTTCCAAGATGGGAATTATTCCAGCAATATTGAGTCAATGGTATACAGAACGTAAAATGTTACAATCAAAGATGCGAGCTGTAAATGAACTATCAGCTGGTATTGCCATTCCTGATAATTTGAAGGCTGCCTTATGTTAGATGTTGGTCTATTAAAAACAGCAATTGAATCTGGTGATGCAGAAGAAATTAAAAAATTGATGCAGGAATACAATCTAAAGATTGTTGATGGTCAAATAACAGCTGACAAAGACACTTGCAAAAAATATTATGACTATTGGGACATGCGGCAGGGAATTAAGAAACGACTTCTTAATTCTCTTTATGGTGGAACAGCAAACGAGGGCAGTCGATGGTCTGATACTAGAATTGCCCAAAGCACAACATTAAGTGGCAGGTCAATTGCCAAACATATGCAATCCAAATGCAATGAAGTAATTACTGGTAGTTACAATCATTTGGGTGAATCCATCATATATGGAGACAGCGTAACTGGTGATACTGTTATTAGAACTGATTCAGGTGACATCACAATTGCTGAATTGTTTAAATCCAGTCAAGAATTTTATACGATTGGTGAAAAAGCATATGGTGAGCAAAACACCCATAAAGTCCTGGGAATGTCATTAAATAACCAATCTATTAATTGGGGAAACATACATTATGTAATGCGGCATAAAACTGCTAAGACAATTTATAAAATTTATCTGGCGAATGGTAAATCAGTAAAAGTTACACAGGACCACAGTGTTATGGTTTTGCGAGACAATAAAATTATGGAATCAAAACCCACAGAATTGTTTGATACTGATCTAGCCATATCACTTGATCTTTTGGGAAATACAGCTCATATTAAAATAGTCAGAATTGAAGAATTGGGTGAAATTGACGACTATGTCTATGACATAAGTATTGCTGATTCAGATCCAGTTTTCTTTGCAAATGACATCCTAGTACACAACACCGATTCGGGATTTTTCTCGGCTTACAACGTTTTGAAAGACAATCCTGACTTTTCGGATTATGAGTGGACCAAAGAAAATGTAGTGCAACTCTACAATGACATAACTGAAGTAGTGAATAACAGTTTCTCAGAATTTATGCAGCAAGCATTTCATACAACTCCTGAACGAGGTAGCTTTATCAAAGCAAGTCGTGAAACATGCAGCACTAAAGGCATGTTTATGACTAAGAAACGATATGCGGTTCTTATGTATGATAAAGACAATGTACGCAAAGACGTTAATGACAAGCCAGGCGAAGTCAAAGCCATGGGACTGGATTTGAAGCGAAGTGACACTCCAGAAACAGTGCAACATTTCTTGAGCAATTTGTTGTTGCTGGCACTGACTGAAACAGATCAATCAAAGATCCTGGCAGCGATCGCTGATTTTAGGCGTGAGTTTAGAAACTGGCCTGGTTGGGAACAGGGTTCTCCCAAACGTGTGAATAATATGACCATGTATGGGGAAATTTATCGAGCCAAACAGATTGTTGACTGGGAAAAAGAAGTTAAAAAAACAACTGCCAAACAATCTGACAATAGAAAAAAAGGCAAAAACACAGATCCACTTAAGAAAACAATTCCAGGTCACGTATTGGCCAGTCTAAATTGGAACAAACTTAGAAAAATCTATGACGATCAATATAGTCTGGAAATACAGGATGGATTCAAAGTAGTGGTTTGTAAACTTCGCCCCAATCCATCTGGTATGACCAGTGTTGCTTATCCAGTTGATCAACTACAATTACCAGATTGGTTCAAATCCTTGCCGTTTGATAATGATGCCATGGAAATTGCCCTAATAGATAAAAAGATCAGCAATTTGTTGAGTGTATTGGGTTGGGATTTGACTGACAGAAAAGACTCTACTTTTGATGATTTGTTCAGTTTCTAAATTGATCAAAATTAATAGTTTCAGCATAATTGATAAAAGAGGGAATAAATGGCAACCAAACCACAACAATATACGCCCAGTGAGTTGAAAGCAATATTTGAAGCACTCAATATTGCGCCCAGTTATTTAAGCCGGCGATTTATTCTAAAAAATCTCGTGGGATTTTCAGATGAACTGTTGGCAGAAAACATAAAAATGCGTGATGAAGAAGAAAACGCCAATAAACAAGCAGATCGAGTAAGAGGATATCGATGATTACACTAAAAGATTTTATACAGGATTTAAGCAAGTTTGCTATTTCTCCGCAGTTTTTTGAAAAGATCAAAATTACTAGCACGCCGGATTCAGCTGTTATTGAAGCAGTTTCAAATGATCGTGAAGTAATTCTAAAAGCTAAAACTAATGCTATTGCTGATCTCACAGGTGATTTTGGTTTGAGTAATATTGGGCTGCTAAATCACATTGTCAGTGACGCCTTGTTTTCAAACACTGAATCAACGTTAGAAGTAGTTTATGAAAGTCGAAATGGAAAAACAATTCCATCAGAACTTAATTACACTAATAAGAGCAAGAGTCACATCAATTATCGGTTTATGAATGTTGAACATACTCCTGCGCAACCAGTTTTCAACAGTCCCAAATGGGATGTAGAAATTGAGCCTTCTAAAGCTGCCATCCAACAATTTACCTGGGCGGCAGGTGGTTTGAGTGGGTATGAACTGCATTTTCTACCCAAAGTAGTTGGTAATCAACTCAAGTTTTTTATTGGTGAAGAAAAGGCTGCTAGCCAGCGTGGCGGAGTGGTATTTGCTGAAGGCACTTTCTCTGCATTCGATCCTGGTTTGAAGTGGAAGATTGCCCCAGTTATTTCAGTGTTAAAATTGTCTGAGTCTTCTAAAGCTACAATGAGCTTTAGTGCCAAAGGTGCAATTCAAATCACACTATCGACTGGCATTTCCAGCTATCAATTCATATTCCCTGCTAAAACCAAGTAGGGATCGAGTTGAGGAGATTGGTTCAGTGGGTGTGATTCAATTGAGCACAATGGCACGCCTTACAGCTCAAACAGAGTTGTAATAGTAGACAAATATCCAAAGGAGGTGGTTCTTTTATTCGAGAGCAGTCTCCTCAATTCAACATTTTTTAAAGGACCATTTATGGAACATCTCAAGTCAGCATTAAACGAACTAAGTCAAGAAATACATAACCGCAATCAACTAGCTGGTTGGTGGACTGATATTAAAACGGGTGAAACACTTTTAGGTAAGGATGAATTTGGTCGAGATAGACGAAATGTGCCTGAACTTCTATGTCTAGTACACAGTGAAATATCTGAAGCCATGGAAGGCTATCGTAAAAATCTACAGGATGACAAGCTACCTCATCGATCAATGTTTGAAGTGGAATTGGCGGATTGCTTGATCAGAATCTTTGACATTGCAGGAGCACATGATTTGGATTTGGGTGGTGCATTGGTAGAAAAATTGAACTACAATCAAAACCGAGCAGACCATAAAATTGAAAACCGACTTAAATCTGATGGCAAGAAGTTTTGATAGTTGACAACTCCTGTTTTGATTGTATATTGTTTCAATAGGGGTTGAACCATGACACCGGATATTCACAAGAAGGTCAAAGAGCTGTTGCTTGATGATGCCAAGATCAACAAAGATCAGGTCGCTGCAATGATGACCAATCCACTCAGTGTAGCAGGAGTCTATGAATCGCTGTTGGTTCTTAGGTTCACAGTCAATCAAACAGTTCAGCAGATAACCAAACCACATAATGAAACGATTGCAATTCATAAAAAGCAATTGAATTATTTGAAATCTAATCCACTTTGGAAGCGGATTTGGTTAGCCTTCAAAAATGATTACTCTTGTCCTGAACCAGAAGATATTGAAGACGTCAAACCCAAGAAATAAACAAAAAGGAATATCATGGCATTTCATGAAGTAGTGTGTAGCTATGCGCGACATCAAATTTTAGTAAAAGTAGAACAATTGGAAGAAGATACATTGTTCCCTGCCAACATTAAATGGCAAGTCGATAATCTTCTGACCTCTGATACTGAAGCCAAGACAAGTTTTGAAAATGTCACCCGCGCCGAATCCTGGCTAACTGCAAAATGCCAACCGCTGTTTTATAATAGAAAAGTGTCAGTTATAATCTATTCAATGTGAGGAAGCAGGATGACCAACAAGATATACAACCAATTTCAATTTGATGATGGCACAAGACGGGTAATTAATTATACTTTTACCAAAGAAGTGGCGGAGGAACTGGCTGAGCGTGGGATTGATGTTGATGCAGAAATTCAGCAGGGAATCAAGTCTGCCATTGAAGATGAACAATCATCAATTGACAAAGCTGTTTCAGATAAACCACAATTGATTGAAGACATTCGAGGAGGGAAAACTATATGACTAATAAAGAAATATCAAAAGACAGTAATGATGCTCCGGTTAGAAAAATCTATTACATTGATTTTGGGGATCTTGTTCCGGATCAAGCAGTTGCTGAGTTAGAAAAAATTAAATCAGATATTGAGAAGGAACAATCATATGACTAATGAAATTAAAAGTGAATTTGATATTGGAGATGACAATAAATTAACTTTTGAATACACACAAGATTTGGTGGATAAGTCAGAAGCTAATGGTATTGATCTTTTGAAAGAAATACAAATTGCTGCTGATAAATTTGCTGAACTTTTAAAAAAATCACCACACGATATAACTGATCCAGAAGGAAACAAATCGTGACTCAAAAGACTTATATCAAAATTAGGACACAATTTGAAGGGTTTCATTTCTATCCCGGCGCAGGTTTGATTGATCCACGTATCCAATTCTTAGAAAATGAACACCGCCATATGTTCAAGATTGGAGTCAAGATAACTGTTAACTCACTGGACCGGGAATTAGAATTTTTTCTGGTCAAATGGGCATTAGAAGAATTTATCCAGGGCGGTAATCAAAATCACAAATCATGTGAAATGATTGCGACTGATATTTTAGACAATCACTTGATTCCCAGCTATGGTACTGATCGATACTATGAAGTAGTAGTTTCAGAAGACGGTGAATCAGACGGTATAGTGGAATATATTCCTGAATAGAAACAGAATTTGACAAACTTACGTTTTTGATTGAATGGTCCTGATGAATAAAAATATGGACAACGTCTTGCTTGTCAGTGATCTTATTGATGGTCGACATATGATCCACTATCAGAATTTTTTGAGATACTGCTGTAAGATTCAATATTCACTCCAATTTGCGGAACATGAAACATTTCCAGATTTTGTTGCATCTATCCTAGCAGAAGAATACAACGCAAAATTCAATGCTGGGTTTAATGGTTCTGTCCCATCTGATGTTTGTCTCATATCAGACGTATATTTGACATTTGATTCTGAAGCAGACAAATTGGAATTTCTACTGACTTGGTCCTAGACAATTATTGAATACAGATCCAATTTTTCATATAATTGATCATAATATAGGAGCATCAAATGAAAATTGGTTACTGTGGACTGGAAAAATATGAAGGTAGATATACTCTACAACTTCAAGACTGGAATGAGACTGTCTTTAAAAAACGCGGTATTGAATATATTCTAATTGATGGTGAGACTCTAGATGATTCCAAATCCATAGTAACAGGACAGGTACTGGATGCGCATGGACGTTCGTTCTTTTCACTAACCCAAATGGCCAATCTTGTAAAACAGCTGAAACAAGGTGTTTTCACCAAAGACGACGTCGTTTATTTTGAAGACATGTTTACACCAGGTATTGAAAGCTTGCCCTATATATTTGATCAAATAGATCCCGACTATCGACCTCGAGTAGCAGTTCGTTGTTTAGCACAATCAATTGATCCTGATGACTTTGTTCATGTTTGGAAAATGGAACAGTGGATGGCGACTTATGAACGCATGGTAAATGAATTTGCTGATATTGTCCTAGCATCAAATGAAGAAATGGTTGCTCATATGCGGATAGCAGGATGGAAAGCACCAATTTATAATATTTCCGGACTGGCATTTGGTAAAGCGGAAGTTCAATCCAGAGTCAAAAACATTCCTGAATTCAGCCAACGTAAAAACCGAGTTTGTTTTGCAAGTCGTTGGGATCGAGAAAAAAATCCCAATTTCTATATGGATTTGATTGAAGCTTGGTATGAAGCTTATCCAATCACCGCTTTTAAAGCAGCAGATACTATTTTCCCCAATGAACCAGTTGAATTCGCCCTATTCATTGGATCAAAGCTCCGATCAAATGATAGCAGCTATATGACTAGAACAAGACAACTACAAGAAGCTGGCAAGCTGGTCATATATGAAGATTTGAAAAAAGATCAATATTACGAACTTCTAGCAGATTCCAGAGTCCTATTTAATTCTGCAAGTCAAGATTGGACTTCCAATACCGTAAGTGAAGCAGATGCTCTGGGAACAAATGTTCTGTTTCCCGCATATAGATCATTTCCGGAAATATTCGCAAATGATCCTGATCGCATGTATATCCCCTGGTCAATTCCAGATGCTATTCAAAAGCTGGAAAAACTGTTGGTTGAACCACATCAAAACGTGGGAAAAATCAGTGATTGGACAGATGGGACTATTGATCGCATCATAGATATTTTGACTGGTGCTGGAGAAACTTGGAACCGATCAAACAACAATTATAGAACCCGACTCTTGGAAAACAAATACTGATGTTTAAAGCCAATCCTGATATTACAGTAAATCCCAATGCCAAAGACTTGAGCAAGAACATTGAAGATGCAGCTTTGTTCTTGCCCAGCATTAGCTCAATCTATGCAAAAATTGTCAGCATGGAAACTTATAGTCAAAGGACTGAACTTCCCAAAGGCTTGACAAATGGATTGAAGGAGCTGGATTTCCTAGATCCTGCCAACAATCTATTCTATTATCCCGCCGCGCTCTATTCAGCAGGACATGCTGATTTGAATCCTGAATCCAGTTGGTCAGTTGAAGCCATGGTTCAACAACGTGACAGAGACAGCACCGTGATTATTGGTGACTCAGGAGGATTCCAAGCAGCTAACGGTGTATTAAAATATCCCTGGCAACCCAAACCCAACCAAACATTAGAAGATTTAAAATCAGACCAAGACGGGTTCAAACTCAAAATATTAAAGTGGTTGGAAGCAACTGCTGATTATAGCATGTTACTTGACTGGCCAACACACAGTATGCTGCGATATGGGGTGGATCCAGTAACAGGTGAATGTTTGCATCCAGGACTTAAAACATTTGCAGATTGTTTGAATGGCAGTTTGGAAAATCACAAGTTTTTTGCCAAGCACAGAACGCCGGGTAAGACCAAGTTCCTAAACGTACTACAGGGACGCAATCAAGAAGAGAATGACATTTGGTGGGAAGCAGTCAAAGACTTGCCTTTTGAAGGTTGGGCTCTAGGTGGTGCACAAGTAATGAACAATGCTATCAGTCTAAGACGATTGATTAGAATGCGTGATACTGGTTATTTGCAGGGACGTGAATGGATCCACTATCTGGGCATTGGTAAAATTAAAACAGCTTGTTATTTGACCACTATACAAAGAAGTCTGAGAAAATATGTTGATCCCGATTTGACTGTCAGTTTCGATGCATCAAGTCCATTCGTGTCTACTGCCATGGGCAAAGCCTATTATGGTTGGTTTTTAACTCATGAAAGAAATGGGTTTACATTGGACAATATGCCTGATGCCAAGGAATTGAAAAACAATCCCATGTTATTGAATGATTGGTTGCAGGATAGAACAGCTAATTTCAAACCCAGTACAATTGGCAGCAGGATCAATTTGGGTGATATTTGTGTTCGTGGATATGAAGATTTGGAATACAAATTGATTCCTTGGTCCAAAAAAGAACAAGCAACTGATCATTATAAAAACAGTCCAGAAGCACGAGTCAATGACCAATTCAAATGGACCCAGGCCTACAAGGAATATATTACTCATCATCCTGAACAGGGTGGATTGTTTGATTGGGGTACTGTGGATTTTTCTGATCCCACTAAAAAATATCAAACCAAATGGCCTAGTAGTTTGGATGGATTTAGCTATTTGTTGATCATGAACCACAATCTGGAACTTCATATCAATTCCATGCGCGCCGCTACTGAAGCACAGGATCTACCAATTGAACAAGCAAGTCAATTGTTAACTTCTGACTTGTTGGAATTCAAAGACTTGTGTCCCGACATTTTTACAAGTGAATGTCCCATGGATTTGATTGCAAAACATGAAAAATTGTTGCAGAGTTTGGGAGGTCGGGACATGGAAAGTACGACAGTGAAGAACATAGAAGATATTTTTTATGAATGAAAATAATGAAAAGTTATACATGAGAGATTTTTCTCCCAGTATGGCAAAAAATATCATCAATCATTTTTCAGAAAATTATGATGCTAGAATAGATAATGAATTATTCCCGTTAGTTGCTATAATGGGTCTTCACCAAAATATAAACCCAGATGCATATTGGCGAAAATATCATAATGCAACGTTGGTTTCGCCTGGCAAGATTAGTTTTGAAACAGTCATAGACAAATTTGAATTCTTTTTGACATTCGGATGATTCAATGGTCATGACAAAACTTGAAAAACCATTTGGTATACATCAATTACCAGATGGTTATGATCCAGAGTGTTGTCTACAGGTACTTTATAGATCTGGTAGTGAATTTCAATGGATTCCCGTATACGGGAATCCGATTCCCGCATATCAAAATTTTATAAAATATTTTAGAGAAAAGAATCGGTTGCGCAAGAATGAAGGTGTACATAATCTTCTTGAAGCTGATGTTTTAGAAGTTGAATGGCACGCAACGATACATTACCATACATTCAAGTACTTGCTTTTTGAAACACCAGAAGATAAGTTGGAATTCCTATTGACTTTTGGATAACATATGAAACAAAATACAATGAAAATTACGCTACCGATTGATTATCTAAGTTTAGACGCCGGGTGGAAATGGCATGCATATTGGGAAAAATTTGTTGTGTCTATTTTTCAAATCCACGTAATCAAACCATCTGATTGCAAATTCGAAATTCTCAATCGGGCTTTGTCTAAATATAACGCTTTTTTGGATGATACCTTGGGAAATAGAAGTTTTCAACCATATGGACTGGTTTTTGACTCTGAAGAAGATCGGCTAGAATTTCTCTTAACCTATTCGTGAGAATCCACCATGGGACCTAACTCAATTCAAATATATACCTTTGAAGACCCAGTGAAACCAACCCCAATCTGGCAGAATTATTTGGATTCAGTTTTTCAGAGGGAATTAAATTATGCTGAATATTTTAAATATCCAGATTATCCATTGGTGATACTGTCTTTGAAAAAAATCGGCGCAAAAAAAATTCAATTGGCTTATTGAATTTGAAAACGTTGAAGACAAACTGGAGTTCATGTTGACTTATGGATGATGCAACTGATACATATAAAATATCACTCTACAGTGAAAGTGACTGGGATGATATTAGAAAAAAATGGGTTCTACCATTCTCCAAATTATGGATCAATTATAATAAAACAAAATATCCTCTTTCACATTATAATGCTAGGATATCAAATTGTCGTACTTATGTTGTATTTGAAACTGAAGCTGACAAGTTGGAGTTCATGTTGACCTATGGATGATGTAATTCGACTCTCTATTTGGGAAGGAGGTACCGCAATGTGATTTTCCAAAATATTTGCAGCTTTTCATAATGATTGGTGGAAAGAAAATAAATACCCAACTTTTACCGAGGTAAATGCTCAGCTGAAATATTTCAATGGTCATTTGGATAAACATGCACATTACATCATATTTGATTCTGAAGCCGACAAACTGGAGTTTATTTTGACTTATGGATGATTGTTGTTTGATCATAATATATAAAAATCAAGAAGGTGAGTGGATCGAAACATATTATTATACTCATAGCTTTCGGGAAAGTAGAGCAATGTGGTTTTCAGAATATAGGTATTGGCTTCGGAAAGAATATTCAGCTGATTGGTTATTAATTGAGCATGCGCACTATATAAGATTCAAAACACAGGAAGACAAATTGGAGTTCCAGTTAATCTATGGATGAAATAAGTTATTTATTCGAGCTAGACTCGCCTACACAAAGAAATCTGGAGTGGTGCTGGCACCAGAGTGAATATGTTGATTATAAATTATGGCTGAAAGACACATATGGTGTAACTACACAACGGATTAATTACCGGACACGTTTAATCAACTTGACATTTGACACACCAGAAGATAAAATAATGTTTATTTTGACGTTTGGGTAGGCACATGGCCAAGTTGATGAGATCTAGATATAAAACCCGTTTTATACAGGATACCAAATCTAGAATTTTTGACAAAGTCTATGCTGATTATCAAAAATCAGTTGCCCCAATGATGAACAACATTTTGAAATATCAGAGGTATAATACATTAATGAATCCTTTTCACAATTGGTTGCAACATGAATGGTCTGCATATTATAGTCGGTGGGAAACATATTTTGTTTTTGAAACTGAACAAGCCAGGTTAGAGTTCATGTTGACATATGGATAAAATAAAGTTGCGAAGAATAGAAGGCGTCAATTGGTCAAGAACCTGGACAAGATTTGTAATGGCGGTTCGAGAAGAAAGCCCCTATCAACCAGGTGAAGATATTTGTGAAACATATAACTTGTTTTTGAAACAATATAATGCTAGGATAGAAAACATGTTTTCAATATCAATTGAATTTGAATCTGAAGCTGACAAATTGGAATTTCAATTGGTATTCGGATAACTTATGTCAAATTTGGAATTGCAAGTATCAGATGATAATGGTTTTTGGCGTCGGCATTTCAAAAAATTCCTTGACACATCTCCTGGCAGGACAGGAAGTTTTGAAAGTTTTGATCAGAGTCTTAATATTTTGAGAAAGATGTATAATGCTAGATTGTGTGTGGATGACCAGACTTATTTTCTAGTTTTTGAAACTGAAGTTGATAAGTTGGAGTTCTTGTTGACATGGAGTTGAAAAAATATCTCGATATCGAAAACGATGTATACATCAACCTAGTAGTTGACTCTAATCATTATCATCGTTTCATTAAACCTATACTCGAACAAATACAAAAAGAATGTGCTAGCGGCCAGCTCTCACAATCGAATGCACAGCCAGAATATCTTCGCAGAATAGAAAGAGAATTAATTAATCACTGGAATGCCTATCTATACAGTGCCAAATTTATAGATCGATCTTGTAAACCTTCTGAAGTTGAATTATTCAAAACTGGTGGAAACTGGGCTTTCATTTTATTTGAAACTGAAGCAGATAAATTGGAATTCTTGTTGACTTATGGATAAAAAGATGACCTATAAAGTGCTAATAACTGAGAGAAGTGGGAATTCGATGTATCCTCAAACCACTCAAATTTATGAAAATTATTTTGAACATCTATCATATATCAAAATAGAAAATGAAAACCAATTTCTGAAAGAAAAATATAATGCGTTTATGAAAAAAGATATTGACTCGGGTGAGTGGTATATAGCTTTTGAAAATGAATCTGATAAACTGGAATTCATCATGGAATTTGGATAATTCATGGATAAACCAACGCTAAATATTGCAGGTACTGATCGTTGGTCTTTGTCAATTTTATATGCAAATTTTCGGTCAGTGAATGGTTTTTGCAACATCGTAGTTTCTGAAAAAGAACATAAAATATTGAAAGAAACGTTCAATGCTGAACTATTGTTTTTCAATTACCCTGCTTGGTTCATAATTTTTGATTCCAAAGAAGACAAATTGGAATTCATTCTGACTTATTCTTGACTTCAACTGTTAATTGTAGATCTTAATCGACCTTAGGTGGTTGATTAAAACTCGATAAATCTATTCTCTATTCAACAGATTTTCCAGTACGACAGCTTCCCGTCGGTCCACAATGTCAGTTAAAAAATCAATTATTTCTTCCCGTGATTCCAGTGATTTAACTTGGTGCAAGATTGATTTGGCTGCGCGGACATATGTACGCTGTCTATAAACAGGTTCAGCTATTTTGGCATCAACGTGATTTATAAAAATTGAACATAGCGTATCAGCTGCTTGGCTGGGTTTGCCAAACCATTCTACTTCTCCATCGGTACTAATCGTCAAAATTTTTGCACCAGACGGACTATTGATTTGTATGTTGCGTGCTTGAAAATCGGTGTCACGAATAGTTAAGTAGGTTGGTGATGCTATAGTGGCAGCATGGAAAGAACCCGTTGTCAAACTCAAGTTGGTAGTGATATTACCAGAATTGATTAACAACGGGGTTGCAGTCATTAGGATTTCCTTGATAAGGCTAAGCTCATAAATTCAGCTCTCAGAGCAGCATCAGCTTTGAATGGCGGCCCAAGTTTGCTCGTTATTGTATAGGGATTGGTATCTTCCACCCCTCGAGAACATACACACATATGTTTAGCTTCAACTACGACTGCTACTGCATCAGTTTCAAGAATATAACTTAATGCATGATATATCTGTGCAGTGAGTCTTTCTTGTATTTGTGGACGTCGGCTGAAATATTCAACAATGCGTGGAATTTTGCTTAAGCCTAAGATTTTATTTTTTGGAATATAAGCCACGGTTGCAGTTCCTATCACCCCAGATTGATGATGCTCACATTGACTTATAAGGGTTATTTCCTTTTCGACCACCATCTCATCATATGCCATGGCATTTTCTACAGTAGTACATTTGGGAAAATTTTCTTCCTGCAATCCATAAAATGATTCCAATACCAGCATTTTTGCAATCCGACTTGGTGTTTCGGCTAAACTGTCATTTGATAGATCCATACCAATCGTTTCATAAACAGTAGTCATTGCTTCTTCAATCTTAGAAATTTTACTTTTGGAATCAACTTCTAGCATAGAAGATATCACTGGTGTTTCAACACCCTGTTCTATCAAGTATTCACGTATTTTTTTTCCAAGCTTGGGATCTGTTTTTGTTTTATCGTAGCTCAATTTATTCTCCTTATATTGTTTGAATTATAATCAACTGGTATTTAGAATATCAATTTCTCAAAAACAAAATTATTCCGGTGATTTTTTAGATAATCCAGTCTTGTGATTTTCAAAAATAATCATATAATGATTGGAAATGAATGGGAGAATGTTTATGAGCATGGAAATTCACGACATGGAATGGGTTCGAGATTCAGAAAATGATGTGGTAGTCAACATCTCATATCATTTCACGCCTGGACTAGCAGCTCAAACATCGGGTCTTCCTGAAAAATGTTGGCCAGCTGAACCTGCTGAAGTTGACATTATCAGAGTCTGGGATGACACTTGTTCTGACATTGAATTAACTGATGAAGAACTAGCCGCAGCCTGTGTTTACATCCTAGAGAACCATGTCGATGACGACTGGGATTGGGACAGGATTCGAGAAGACCGTTGGGAGCGAAATCGTTTGGGTGTAGAATATAATGACTAAAAATTACCCTTTGCCCATGACGCACCAAGAGGTGGGGAATTGGCGGATGTCAATTAACTCCATAGATGATTATTTGTTGTATTTGAATATTTATGATGAAACTTTGGATAAATTTCAGATGAGGAACTTGGGACATACTCTATATTTTAAAACACCCGAAGATCGCTTGGAGTTTATTTTGACGTATGGATGATTTACGTTTGCCTTGGAAATCTAATGCAGTTCAGAATTGGTGTACATTATATTAGCGAAAAGCTTCTGAAGACAATATTTCAGACCATTCAATTAACAAATTTAATGCGATTGTAGTCTTAGATGCAGTTCGTTTCAAAAACATATCTGATAAACTGGAGTTCATGTTGACTTATGGATAATCAGTTCATTTATTTGGAGAGTGATTCACTCCCTGCTCTAAAATGGTTACAACTCCATCAAAGAACTTGGCCTGGACCCGAACATTCATTGTCAAACTTCAATGCGATACTGGTAAGTAGGTTTATTCGATTTGATTCCCAATCCGACAAATTGGAGTTTATATTGACTTATGGATGATATCAAGTTGCATTGCTTATCTGATACAGTTCAAAATTGGGCAACAGAACAATTTCGTCAAGGCAATCATGGTCAACATCTACTAGATGAATTTCACGCATTTTATCGTTACGAAGACAGTTGCATTGTTTTTGAAACAGCTGAAGATCGCTTGGAGTTTATTTTGACTTATGGATAAAGAAATTTCACTGTTGATATATGACGCTGATGGCAAGCTCATACCTGCTTGGGAAAGACATATTATAATTGATCAGGATGGGTCATTTGTCATCGCCGATGAAGATGTATTTCTTAGAGAAAAATTCAATGCCCAGATATCTGGTATTAGCACACAAACCCTGAGAATAATTTTTGATTCTCAATCTGACAAGATGGAGTTCATGTTGACTTATGGATAAAACAGTTATTGTATTAGGGACGGATTCTTCAATTGTTGAAAATTGGATTATACACTACGTAAAAAATTGGCGAGATCAAGAAAAATTGAGAACACACCGACTCGACAATTTTAATGCTCGACTAGAAGGTAGTTTTATAGTATTTGATTCCGAAGCTGATAAATTGGAATTCATTTTGACTTATGGATAAAGAAATTTCATTGTTAATGTATCCGGTCGATGATAGAGCTCCTATGTGGAACAATTTTATCATTGCAGTCACCGGAGATGGATTTTTACACTATGATAAAATATGCCCTGCTTTAGAAAAATTGAATATTAGAATGTCAGATACAACATTCAATTCAAAAACGCGTTTGATTTTTGAATCAGAAAGTGACAAACTGGAGTTCATGTTGATTTATGGATAATTCTTTGATTGTTGATTTGTATGATAATTCTATCCACTGGCCCGAATCGAGAATTCCACCATGGAATAACTGGATCAAATCCAACAATGGGGCCGCTGCTGAATTATTATGGGAAAAATGGGGTGCAGATATACATATTCAGACCGGACAGTTGCAGTTTGTTGATCTAGAACATAAAATGGAATGGTTGATTGCATGGAGTTAACTACTGTGGATACAAAACTGGTCCTACAAGTCTATGACGATAGTCGCATATTGCCCGCTTGGAATAATTTCATGTCAGCTAGACAAAAATTTGAACAATATTCCATGAAATATATCCACTTGATTGATGCAACTGGAGGCATTTGTTGCCGCGTGATTTTTAAAACTGAAGCTGACAAACTAGACTTTTTGTTGACATGGAGTTGAGATGTCAGACATTGATCACCGCATATTGAAGTTGTATGAACGAGTTAACAAAAATACAATTCAGGCTGTAGATATATGGAGAAATTTCATAAATTATAATTTCGGTACTGCATATAGCTTTTTAGATGAACAATACCTCCTTGCTTACTATAATGCTAGACTATCAGATTTTAAATCTGATATTGAAACTTGTTTGATTTTTGAAACTGAAGCCGATAAACTTGATTTTTTGTTGACGTGGAGTTAAAATGTCAGACGTTGATCGACCTAAGTTGAAGTTGTATGAAGACGATGGTACCGAAATTGTAGATATATGGAAAAACTTCATAAATCATCGTTACAACGAAGGATTTATTTTTGGAGATAACGTGCAACTGCTTGCACAACAATACAATGCTCGATATGGATATGCCTATACAGAGTTGATTTTTGAATCTGAAGCTGATAAACTTGATTTTTTGTTGACGTGGAGTTAAGTGATGAAATTTGCTAGCATTCGTTATTGGGCCACCGATCCCAAAAATCATAATTTCACTTGGATGATTTCAGCCTTGCGAACTGCTGATGTGGCATTCGCCAATCAGATGTTTGATTCCGTTGCGTGGAATACGCTGGGTCCTGAAATCAGCCTAATTGAACTCAGTTTGCCTGACACCGGAATCACCCGACGAAAATATCGCAACCCACAACTGGTATATGACATTGGTTGCAACCCTGGTGCACAAAAATATTTCGCTAGTTTTCTAGAAAATAGTTGATTCAATTGATTTATGCATATATCATTGGCGCCTAACCCGGGGTAGATTCAATGAAAAAGGTCGTCAAACTTCCCAAGTCTCGCAACCCTGTTGCAAAGAACATGCACAAGGTAACTCGTCCTGTAGTAGTGCCTGCCAAAAAGGGACGTGGTTCTGTTTATCGACGCAATCAACTTCCCAAACAGGACGTGGAATAATTTGACAAATTGACTTTTTTGTTTTAGATTTAATTGATATTTAAAGTGTTCAGGAAATCATGATGCACCGGACAAGAGATGAGTGGGAGCGCGAAGCTATTAACTGTCGGCGTGGTGAAGCGTCACGTGCTTACGGTGCTGCGGTCTTAGACGTGCTGACGCTCTACGCTCAAGTAGACCGTCTGAAAGTTGAGAATGCAGCTCTCAAGGTAGAGTACGACAAGTTGGATCAAGCTTGGCTCAACGCGGAAGGTGAGATCGAAACCCTCAAGGCGCAGGCAGCTGAACGAGACTGGCAATCTATAGCCGAGGATTTGGCGGAAAGCATTGAACGCATTCAACGTGAAAAACAACCTGCTTATCACGACTGTATAGATAATGGTGAGCCAGAGTGTGCGTGGTGTGAAGCCCATGCAGCTTTAGAACGTTTTCGTGCAGAAAGAGATATGTTGTGAACGACTTGGAGTTGAGCTTTATCAGTTCGCATGTCAAGGGTGGCCAACACACGAATGGTCCTGATTACGGGAAAGTGATAGTGCGCAGTCCAGAAGGCGTCTACTTGGAAATTCAAACACATCCAACGCTCCCACCACACCTGGCTCGTCAACTTGCTATAGAAGCAGTTGAATGTATTTTGTCAAAGTCTCGAAAGAAGGAAAACAGCAGATGACTAGTCTTAAAGACAAAATGTCTCGAATCCTTTACGACAATATCCCGCGCGATTTTATGGATGATGGATCCAGTTCGGCCGCCAGAGATATGTGGGGTCACGCTGAATATATTGCAGAATTGCTTCACGCAGCCATAATTGAACATGCAACCAGTCAACCAGCTTTGGAACGAGCTGCTCGACGTTTGTTGCTCGACTCCGCAACTCCCTGGGATAAAAGGTCGCCAGAAATGCAAGCACGTTCTTGCCGGATCGTCAAAGAATTGATCTTGCTGGCATTGGGGGACAATTAATGGATCCAGTTTCATTTTCTTTGGGATTTTTCTTGGGTGGTATGCTGGGAATCACTGTGATGAATATAGTATTCTCATTTCAGCATAAATCCAAAACCAAAAATGATCAACAAGTTTGGCTCAAATATGACGGTGGTCGGTTTGCCAAAGCCAATCTCAAAACCAATCCCTGGCGAGAAAAATATTGCTGGTGGGATGAAGACGCTGAACAGGGCTTGATTTTCCTATTGGAGGACGGTACTGTGAAAACAGACGAAGTGAGCCAGCACGTGACAAACTGGAAATTTGTGGAAACAGGAGATTCCCGATGAGTGATTATCAAAATATTAATAAGATCAGATATAATCTACGAGTACTTCGTTATTACCCTGGCACTGACTACTGGTTCGATATCTGGAATCGAAACAAGCATGCGGTTGATCTAGTAGACGAAGCAGTCAAGTGGTTTGACATTGGCATCAACTACATTGATGATCCCGACCTGCAATCAAAAGTTCAAACCATTCGTGACCAACTGGCCAAGTCCAAGACCAGTAAGACCCCGTTCGATGAATATTTTGCTGCCTACCAAGCAGTTCGAGCACTTAGTCGAGAGGATGAACGTCTGCTGCTTACCAAATAAATGAAGATGATGACCAGCAGAGTTTTCCAATCGATAACTTTTTGTTGACTTCTTTCTCAGAATTGTTACTATATCGTTATTGAACAAAGGAGCAGTAGATGACTTGGGTTGTTTATAGCAAGGATGCAGAAACTGGTCGTATCCACAAGATCAGCATGCATACAACTCTTCGCGGCGCCAATATCCGTAAATCAGCTTTGCAAAAGAAGGAAAACTCTCGTTGGGGCGACCGAGCTACCCAAATACAAGTTGCTGAATGGAATGACTATCGAACCAACATCAACACAAAGATTTGGGTTCGAAATCTTATGACGGGTGTCATGGTTGAAGAACTGGCAGATACCCCCAGTTGTTGTTCGGTTGCAAGTGAAACATATTGGTCAATGTGACTACAGAGTTATATAGTTTTATACCAACTTGATCCCAGGCTCGTGTCTGGGATCTTTTTCAGCTGAATGTCATGAGAAATTCCAATCGGTCTGATTCGGCTTTGAAAATTAATGAAGTTTTAAAATGGTTTTCAAAACTAGCATTCCACTCACTTTTAAGAATTCGTTCAATGTCTATTTGATATTGGCGAGCCTGATCATACATGTTTTCTATATATTCGGAATTTGAAATAGGTACGGAATCTCTGAAATTCCGCCAATAAGAAAGCATATTCCAGTCAATGTCATAAAGTTTTAACACTATATCAGTCATTTGATCATCCAAACGTTAGTGAACTACTGTTGTTCTAAAGAACAACAGCTTCCTTCCGACGAAGGAATTGATTCCTGTTTCTGCGCTACATAACTAGACCAATCACGTGTTTGATCCCCGTCAGAGATAGCTCCACAGGCGTAAATTTCCGCAGTTCCTGCGGTATTTGTCTCTTGA